CCGAACAACATCAAACCTTAGAGGAGCAACGTACATTCCCAGTTCATTAGAGAATCGAAACCCTCTCTTTAAAAACTCAACTTGTCTAATACGCCTAAAGTGGTTAACAGCCTTAACAACCTTTTGTTCAGTAGTATAGGTCAAAGATAACTCACTCATGAGCTCAGGCAAGATCATTTCGTTGAAGCCTGTCCCGAAATCAGGATCCACTGAGAAAATATTATCGTCACCATGTACTTGGAGCTCAACAACCTTATCAAAGCGCGGAGCACCTAGGCCAAAGCTTCGATAATAACAATAACGAAAAGCAATAAGATTGTAAATACTGTTGACTATTGAAGTCATAGGATGTCCAGAAGGTAAACTTCCAGTCCACTCATAAACATGATCCATAAAAATATGTCTAGAGTTAGTTAATTCCATCCACAGAACTTTTCTGATCTGAGCATTCTCTGGCCCGTCGTTATACCATTCATTAATATAATCAAGAATTTCATTATGAATAGGCGCAACCTCGGAACCGTCAAAACCAGAATAATCTCCAGCTCCAACAAATTCTCCCTCATTACGAGAGATTAACCTTGTAGCAATCCTATGCCAATCTCGGGAAAATGGATTTATTCCCAAAGTAATACTATTCGTAATCCTATTCTCCAGAATCCATGAATTGAAAGCACCGAAATACATTCGGACTACAACGAAATATATAAAAGGAGACCCATTGAAAAGTCGTGTCTTACCTGCTTTAACTTTTGCAATAGGTCGACGTTCATCCTTCAAGTTATCGGTGAAAACCCACATCATTCGATTACCTTCTTTCGCATGTTTAATAACTTCATTAACAAGTTCCAAGACCACTAGATAAGTGGAATTACTCTCATCACGCGGAAATTCCTCACTAAACAAGAACTTTTTCAAATTAATATTTTGAGTCTTGTTCATAGGGAATCCTGGACTTGTAGAAGAAGCTATAGACTGAAAATTAGGATTCTCCGGGTCACCCCAAAGAGCGACAGCTAAACTAAAAACCCTTGGATCCCCTTGGTTTGATACCACATTTAGGAAATCCTTAACGTCTTCAATAGCTTTGCCCAAACACTTATGATCCGCATTATCCAATGTACCAATACAATACTTGGTTAAGGCCTTAGAAAACGGCTCACAATGTGGCAAAACCTTCATTAATGATGGCATTTGCATTGGGCAAAATCCAGAGATACTTTGGAGATCAGAAGGTCTAATTGAAGTAAATCCATACGGTGAATGGGCAAGGGCTCCATCCACTCTTCCAATTATTGTAAACCTAGTTGGAAGTTGTTTTGCTTCGTTTAAATCTCCTTGAGCAGTCGCATTGTCTTCAACACCCATAGCTGACATCAGATCAGTAACTTTTGAATAGCCAACTGGCTCAATTACTGAAATTTCAGTTTTAACAACATCCTCAACTTTTATATTATGCTGTTGAACAACAACTTCAAGTTCAGGAGGCTTTGGAATGTCAACATCTAAAGCTTCATATAGTGCTTCTTTAATAATAACAGTACAATAAGCTCTATTATTGGTTGAACGACCAGCAACATGCATGCCAACAATCTTATTAGGGTCAGTACTCCTAACTTGTAAGACAACTGGCAAGCCACACCATCCTACTTTTGACTGAGCAGTATAACGAATAGCATCCATAATTACAAAATCAGTCTTGGCACTAGGCGTGACAGCCACAGGAACACCAAATTTCTCCTTAAATCCCAAACTTGGGTAAATAAAAGGAACTGGTCCTGTGGTTGGATCCATAAAAGTTACTTCAAAAGGCTCCTTGAGATTAACAAAATCACTCTCAGATATAAACTTGTTTAGGATAGATCTAGAGTGAATGACATTTTTATGACGAACCAAGTTAACATCGTGTTCGATGAGAGTTTCCGTACCCACAGTTGAAGTTAAAAATTCTCCCATAGGTATCTCAAATGAACTTTTATCACCTAGCCTCACAAAAATCAAGTTACTTGTTTTCA